GTGCTCGTCCCTCGGAATGTCCGTATAGGTCTTGAAGCTGCTGTACAGACGGCCTTTGAGGTCAATCGGCTGCTGCTGATAGTTCGCGCTGGCGATTTCCTCGCTCATCGTGCGAACCTTGTCCTCGTAGTCCTCGCGGGTGAGAACCGCGTCGCACAGCATGGTGCCGTCGTCCTGCAAGGCTTTCATCGTGATGAGTTCCGCATCCGGCCAGTGCTCCAGCGCACGGCCTGCGAGGTCGCCGGTCGCCCAGCGCGTCATGATAATAACGATCTTGTAGCCGGTTTCGGTTCGGGACAGCATCGTGTCCGTGAACCACTGCCACTGCTTGTCGAGTGCGCCCTCGTTGAACGCCTCCTCGGCTTTCTTGATCAGGTCATCGAGAATCAGCTTGCGTGCGCCGAAGCCGGTCGCCGTGCCGCCCGGAGAGGTAGCGAGGTAACTCGCGTACTGTCCCTCAAGCGCCCACTTGCCTGCGGCGGCCTCGCCGTACTTGATGCGGGTCTGCGGGAAAATGTCCGAAAACACAATGCGGCTCGGGTCAAACCGTTCCTCCGCAATGCCGTCGCGGACCGCCCGTGCGAACGTCGTGGACAGCGTTTCGTTGTAGCTGCCGGTCATGATCTGCTCGGACGGATCGCGCCCAAACAACCATTGGCTCAGCAGCACCGCCGTGCGGCTCTTGCCGTGTCGCGGCGGCATATTGACCACCAACACCTTGCGGTCGCTCTCACAGAACGCCTGTAAGCGCCGACACAGTGTTTTGAGGTACGGCCTGTCCTCGCGGTAGAAGTCCGGCGCCATCAGCTTGCAGAACGCCCAGAAGTCGCGCCGCGCAAGCTCAATGCGTGCCGCTCTGCGGATACGCTCGTCAACCATCGTCAGCCAGCTTTCGCAGCTCCTCGGTGGTCAGACCGGCAAGCGGGTTGTCTACCTCAAGGGTGCCGGAGTGCTCGATCTGCTGTACAAACGCGCCCGCCGCTTTCGCTCTCAGCTCGGACGCCTTGAGCCGGTCCTTGGTTTCCTCGCCCTTGTCGCGCATGACGTTCGTCCAGAAGGCGTTGATCTCCTCCATGTCGGCAATGCGCGGCGTTTCAAGCAGCTTGTCGCGGTCTGCGATGAAAACAGCAAGTTTCCGCAAGTTTTCACTGCCGATGGACTGAAATCCGTTGTCATCCCTCGCCTTGTATCCGGCAAGCCGCGCCGCTTCTGCCGCCGTCTTGCCCTGCTTGTAATAATCTACCCAAGCCTGCTGCTTGGCTGTCAGTTTGCTCACGCGCTCACCGTCCTTTCTGAATTCTGGGCAAAAGAAAACCGCCTACGAGGTAGACGGTTATGCTGGGTTACAGTTCTATTTTTATTTTTTCGATTGCGTATTGTCCGGGCACTCTTTCCATTTGGTATAACTCAATGCCTTTTTCTTTGCACAAGTCTTTGATTTCAGCTTTCAAGCGCTCGTCTGCTTTTACACCAAGGCGGATTGATTTGGGTATTGGTGCTTCCCAAGTAGTACCCAAGTCACCCACTTTAACAGGAGTTGCTATCGCTCGAACCTCTTGTTCATATTCCCACCTTTTCGATTTCATAAACATCATGGCTATCCCAGCTTTCTCTAACGCTTCTTTTGTGAAAACTTTTATTCGTAGAAGCGATTCTACATAGGACACATAGCCTTTGACAATCTTGCATTTATTGATTTTTTCTTCATCATATTCGATACATATGCCTTTATGTGAATTAGCATAATGTCCCCACATGAGTAATTCTATATCAGTCTGCGAAAAACAAGTTATTCCAAATCTTTTCTTAATACACTCCATAGTGTCTTGCATATTAGCATAATCCGACTGAATTTTGTTCCGTTCAATCCAATTATTCCTTGCTTTATCAATCCAATCTATCATTTCAGGATATTGTAATAAAATAAAATCAAAAATATCGTCTTCTGTGTAATAAAATGCACATTCAAACAAGTCGTTAAACTCATCAGGAATAGATGCCCACAAAGTATTATTTTTGATGCTCTCCAGAGCATAATTTCTTTCTTTTCCGTTCTCATCTTTTATGTAGGTCGCCGGAAAATACTTAAACAAACTCGACATAAACATACACCTCCATGGTTCTACAATACAATATGGTCAATTACATTGTCAATGGAAAAAGCACCCTCGAACGAGAGTGCTCTTTCAGAGATGTACTCCAATGGCATGAAGCAGGAGGTCACAGGGTCTGCGTTTCACCCCTGTCAACTTCATGATACTATTAAAACACAGATTTAGGTGCACGTTAGGCAAATTTTCACGGAAGATCTAAATATTTTTCAACTATCCGGATAAACTCCGCATTCCATGTATGCGCTGTCCTCTCGCTCACCGGCACGCACATCGCCGCGCCGTACAGCGTATGGCTGCGCTTCCAGTACACGCGGTCGATCAGTTCCATGCGCTGGCGGCCGTGCTTCATCACCTCGGTTTCCGAGATGGCAGCCCGCACCGCATCATACCGCCGCTGCTCCTTATCTGTCAGTCGGTCAACGACCGCACGCTCAACCGGACTGCCGCCGCCGCTGTGGCCGCCGGACGCGCCGTAGGTCGGTGTGCAGGGCATGTCGCCTACGCTCTCCGCCTTGCGGCGCAGCGCCGGGTATGACCGAATGATGCGCTTTGTGTACTCCCACCAGTCCTCACGCTTGTTCAATATTTCCCCTCCCTGTCCGTAATGCCGTAGCGCCACACGAGGTAGCGCCGAACTTTATCGCTGTATTTAGTCAATATTCTTATGCTCCTCCTGATATTTCCGCATGATGCCGACCGCCACGTGGCACGCCTCGTCACACGCAGCCACCATCTTTTCGCGGCCGTGCAGACCGCCGTAGTATTCGATCGTTGCCAGCTCCTCGGCTGTCGTTTCCGGGTCGAGGATGCGGATTGCCTGGTTAATCGTCATGGGTGTCCTCCTCTCGCAGATGATACATCAGGAAGTCAGCCTCCGGCACATCGCAGAACTCGTCTCGGTCGCGACCGACCACAAGAATCGTGCCGACGAAATCCACGCCGACGAACCGGCAGTTGTACGGCAGACCGAGAATGCGTCCCTCCTCGTTGCAGATGATGACGGCGTCCGATGTAATCGTTACGGTTTCGATATAACCGCCGACCTCGGCCTGCAGGGCTTTCAGCGTGTTGTCGATGTCGATCAGCTCCGGCGCACAGCCGGGCTTTTTACGGATTGCTTTCATGACGTCCCTCCTACTTCAAAAACCGCTCAATCGGCTCAAACGGAATGGTAAACTGCACATTGCCGTCGTTGATGCTCAGCGTCTTGCCGATTTCGTCGTTAGTGATGATGCAGTCGAACACCTTCGGCGCCAGAAACGGCGATCCCGATATGTTCACGCCTCCGCTGACACGGACGTGCAGATTTTTAATCTTCTTTTTCTTCATGCCTCATTCTCCTGTGCTTCATGCTCATACAGATACTCAATCTTCATACCGGTTACACGCTCAGCTTTAAGCCGCAGCTTCTCGTAGGCATAGTCGGCATCGACCTCTTTCTCCATGCGCGTGATCTCGTCATGGTTCTCCTGGAATGCCACGAAGAATTTCTTCATACGCTCCGGACCGAACCCGTAGGCATCGGCCACCGAGCAGACCGCCAGCCAGAGTGCTTTCTGCGTTGCCACGTCAGTACGCAGCCGCACAGTGGCATCGTCTGCCGCCTCCTGTACCGCCTCGCGGATCATGCGCTTGCGCGCCAACATATCCGCGTAGTTCATGCCCCGCGGCTTGCCGGAGTGCTTTTTCTTAGTCTTTGCCATGAGTTACTCCTCCTTTTTCTCGTTCACGTAGCTGCTTGTCCCGGATCAGCCGTGTTACCCTGTGACCGAGCACAGACGGCAGACAGATATTATCACCAAAGGCACCGGCGTACCACAGCGGGCAGGCCGTGGCGCAGGTGCTGCTGCGGGTCTTGTAGCACACACCCTCGTCCGTTTCCAGATCTTCCAGCAGCCATTTCAGCATTTCCAGTGATTTGTCGGTCATAATCAGCTGCCGCCTTTCCGCTTGATGCGTGCATCTTTGCTGATACGCTGCTCCGCATACAGCAGGCTTTCCGGCATGGTGTAATATGCCTGTCCGCCTGCGATGGCGCAGAGTAATTCACCCAGCACCTTTTGCGCTTCCCGCAGATCACGATACCGCGCCACAGTTACTACCTTGGCGTTCTTGTCATAGCTTGCGACGATGAGCGCCGCATCCGGCTTTTCCGAGATGCAAAAGCGCTCCACGAAATCCGAGTTGATGATCTGCTTCTTGTCACCGCTCAGAATGTACATCATTGCACCTCCGGCAGCTGCGGCAGCGGTCGCCAGAACAGCACATCTGTTCCGGCTTTCAGCCCGCCGACAAAATATGGCTGCTCGTCCCAGGTACGCAGCGTTTCCACTCTTGCACGTCCCCACTTGTTGTACGTCAGCACCGGCACGCCGCGTTCCGGCAGGCGCTCCTTTGGGTTGATCCAGCCGTTCTGTTCGATCAGCTGGTTCACCGCCTCGCGGATCAGGGCGCAGCCAAGCACACCGCAGTTATGCTCATGCCCGCAGCCGAGGCAGGCCAGAGAGCCGGTCTGCACTTTCAGCTGTCCGAGGGCTTCGATAAGTTCTTTTGTATTCATGCTTATCCTCCTATCAGACATCGTTATAGCGGTTCAGGCAACGAGTATTATGGCAAAACCGTTTCTGACCGATTACCTTTAACGGCTGTCCGCAAAACTGGCAATACACCGCTCCTGTTCTCGGTGGAGCGTCATCCGCGTGTGTTCCGCCGTATCTCATGCGGTTGACCATGCACACCACGGAACCCGGCAGAGCAGCGGCGATGCAGTGTTCCTTTGCTTTGCAGTAATAGCACTCAGGCGTTCCCACCCCTAATCACCTCCTTCCGCAGCTCTTTGAGCTTGTCCGTCAGCAGGCTCTCGGCCTTGCTCCCGGCTTTCAGCTTGCCGCCCTTGTTGCAGAGATTGAAACGCGGACGATTGACGTTGCCCATGCTGCCGCCCGGAAAGAAGTCGTCGCCCTCATACCAGCTGGCGGTGAAAAAGCTGCCGTCCGGCAGGTCGAGCCGGTACACGCTAAGCCCGATCTCGGGCGCCTTGTGCCAGATGCCCCAGTTACGCCAGTCAGACAGCACGGCCTTGCACTTGCTCTCGTTCGTCAGGGCGAGAATGTCCTGCTTTGTCAGTTCCAGCATCATACTTCCCCTCCCAGCTCTGTCAGGCGCACTAGCGGACACTCCATGCACTGCTCCAGCAGCTTTTCCTGATCCAGTTCACGCGGGTATCTGCAATAGTCATCGCAGAACACCTCCGCCGCCTTGCCTACTGCCTGCACCCAGCAGGCCGGATGGAACACCGGCGCGATCCGCACACCCTGTCCGCAGAATTTACACTTCGCCATTGTTCTCCTTACTGCGGTTCATAACCCGATTTTTCCATTCCCGCTCCCAGTCCGAAAGCTGCGAATCGTCCTGCTGCCGTTCAGTACCACCGATGTTCGTCGGGCTGAGATAGCCGCCGTCGTCCGCCTGCTTGGGTCTGCTCTGCTCCTTCGGCCTGGTCAGGTCCGCTGCCGTCAGCACGCCGTTTTTCAGGCGCTCCCGCAGGACCGTCATAAAGTACGGCACATAACCGCGGCTGTCGTTCTTGGCGTGGCCGACTGCATAATGCGCAGTGGCGGTTATCACCTCATCGGTCATTCCTAATGACCTCATCTTGGCGATAGCAGAGCGGTTGGCCTTGTTCAGCCGTTCACCTAAAATTCCCTCCACGTCACTGTGTAGTAGAGTAGAATTACTATCTATATTCCTATCTTTTTCTTTTACTTTACTATGTGTACTTTCGTCAGAGGGAAACTGGGGTTTCTCGCTTGTGAAACCGGGGTTTCCCTCGCGGGAAATGAATTTTTGCAGCAAAACACTGCGAGAGCTGATCTCCCGCATTTCCTGCTCGGTCAGAAGCCACAATTCCCACTTTACCTCCGGATTGGTTCGTCCGGCAGTCGCAAAATAGTAGTGCTCCTGGATTCTGTGCGAGGTGATAATGCCCTGCTGGAACAGGTCGCCGTCGAAAAGCCCGTGCGCCGCCAGACAGTCTATCATCTCTGCAATTTTTTCTGCGTCCGGCTCATAGCGTCCGGACAATACTTCGCTTTTAATGGACCAGATCACGCCGTCACGGTCGCTATCGCCGTAGGCTAAATAATAGCCTTTGTCGCGGTACGCCATCACCAGCAGCTGTAAGTACACCACGATCGCTGCTGCGCCGTACTTGCGCCGTGCGGTAATCAGCTTCGGGTCGCTCATCAGTCCAATGTCGTGACGGAAATAATCCAGTCCGTCCTTAGTCGGTCTGCCCGTAGTATCACCTCCGGTTTTCAGGGCAGGAAGGGCGGGGTTGCCGCCCTGTGCCTTGCCTGCTTACGCCAATGATAACGTCCTCGCGGAGCTCCTGCGGAATGTGCTGCTCGAACCAGTCGCGGATATTTGCGATAGCCTCACGCTTCCATGCATCCGCATCAGCCGCAAAGAGCGCCGCCTGCACCTCATCGCCGGTCTGGCGAATACGAAACACGAACGGACTTTTCGGCTGCTCAACCTCGGTAAAGGTGCGGTACGGCGCCAGTACAACCGGGTTCGGCACGCTCACCTGTTTCACAAGAGAAATACCGCTACGGGCCGTCACGCGCTGCGTCATGCCGTCATCCGCCAGCGATACGCCGTTCTCGGTCGTTACCGTGCTAATGAGCTGCACCAACGTGTCGCGGACTTCGGTCGGCACGAAATGCGTCTGCATATTGATGATGAACTCCTCCACGCCCAGCCAGCGGCCAAACGGGAACGTCGGTGCGGACAGCTCGGCTTCCAGCAGGCACTCACGCGCCTTGTCGCTGTTCAGCTCGCGGTACAGGTACACGCGGTCGTAATCCGCAACATGGATAACGAAGCGGCGGCCGATGCTGTCCTCATCCTCGGCACATTCATCTGCGCCGCTCTCAATGTAGTCGCGCACCGCCGAAAGCGTATGTACCGCCAGCGGCGATGCCGTCAGCTCGTTCGGGATACGGTGCAGCGTGCGGTCTGCATAGTGACTGCCATTGCGGAACTCCAGATGCGGAGTCGAAAGGTTTACGATATATTCCAGTGCTTCCTTGATCATTTTGAATATCCTCCTATTGATTTACGCCAGCTTGACGACCTTGGGTTCGGTGTCGATCGTCGGGTCAAACGACTGCTGGCCGGGCACCTGCGGCGTGTACTCCATAACGATGGGTTCCGCGTCCGTGCCGCCGAGCAGCAGTGCGCCGTCGATCGGCTTGACCGGAATCAGCTTGCTGCTGACCTCTGCACGGACAGCCACGCTGTCGCGGTTCTCGGTCGGCACGATGGACAGCTTGATGGTCAGCGTCCGCGCCTTTTTCGCCTCGGTGTTGAAGTCGCGGCAGTTTTTCATGATGCGCGTCAACTCGTAGGCCACACGCTCGCCGATCGCGCCGTTCATCATGTCCAGAATGCTGATCTCCTTAACTTCACCGGTGTTATTAAAGTTACTCATGGTTGTACCTCTCCTTCATCTCACGTTTGTAGAATCTCATCAGACCGTCTATGATCTCGCCAGGTGTCATGCTCCAACGAGCGGCGTACTTCAGCAGTGCCGATGCGGTACGCGGGTCTACATCAAATGTAATCTTCATGAAATTCTCCTC